CCGCAAGCCGCGCGCGACGACCATTGTCGCAGCCGCCACGCCAGATCCGATGGGCGCGGCGACGCGTATCCCTGAGCTGGGTCGCGTCATCCGTCCGCAGTCTCTCAGCGCGATCAGTGGTCGTGCGCTGCAGCCGGTGTCGCCGGGTCGCATCAGCACCGCGCTGCGTGAGCTTGACTTCGGGAATTATGAGTACTGGGCCGACATGGCGACGCAGATGCGCCGTGACCCTGTCGTGCGTCGTGCGTATTCGACGCGCCGCTCGTCGGTGGCTGGCCGTCGCTACGCCGTCGAGATGCCGCCTGACGTCGCGCCTGAGATGCGCGGTGCAGCGCAGGAGCTGGTCGAACTGACGAAGGAATGGCTCAACAGCCTCGAGGCTCGCGAGACGTTTTTGATGCGCGTGCTCGACGGCATCGGCATGGGCATCAGCGTTCACGAGCTGGTGTGGTCACGCATGAATGGCGCGTGGATGCCGCAGCCCGTGCCGGTGCAGACGCGCAATCTGCGGTACGCGCAGGACTGGACGCTCGAGGTCAGGGACTTCGATTATCAGTGGTACAACACCATCAACTTCCCTGCGAAGTTTCTCACGCATGTTCCGTGGACAGACCCCGGCCGCCCGATGGATCAGGGCGATTTCCTCGCGTGCGTTTTCTATTGGATGTTCAAAAGGAACGTGTGGACGTTCTGGCTTGTCGGCGCTGAGCGATTCGGCAATCCGCTCGTGCTTGCGCAGATGGCGGCGTCGTCGGATTCGTCGCAGCGCCAGCGCATCCTGGACGACCTCCAGCAGCTCACGGCCGACAGCGTCGGCGTCACGAGCGGCACGAGCAACATCGAGGTCATCAGCCCTGCGGCGTCGGGCTCGACGGCAGTCTGGAAAGAGCTTCGCGACGCGCTGAATCAAGAGATTTTCGTGTCGCTCGGAGTGTCGCCCGACCTCTACCTGAGCGGCGCAAACGGCTCGCGCGCGAGCACGGAGACTCGCGACGGCGTGCGCCTCGAAGGCAGCAAGCTCGACGCCACGCTGATGTGGGGCTCGATCACGCGCGACGTCGTGCGGTGGTTGGCCTATTACAATTTGCGCCGCGCCGACATTCCGATGCCGGTGATCACGACGCTCTTTGACGACACGCTGCCGATCACCGCTGACGCCATCAACGTCGGCGCGGTGCGCATCAACGAAGTGCGCGCGAGCCTCGGCCTGCCCGCGTGGAGCGTCGAGGACGGCGGCGAGGATATCGCAGAGGCCGCGCAACCCGCCGCGCCGATGCAGCCGGGTTTGCCAGTCGCAGCGCCCGCATTCGATCCCAACACCGACCTTGTTGCGGAGCCCGCACGCGCGAGCGATACCGCGCTCAACGGCGCGCAGGTTGAGGCGCTGATGGGCATTGTCGCGCAGGTCGCGACTGGCCAGCTGCCGCGCGCGAGCGGCGTCGAGATCATGGTCGCGGCATTCCCGATCAGCCGCGAGGATGCCGAGCGCATCATGGGCGCAGTGGGGCAGGGCTTCGTGCCTGCGATCATCGGCGAGAACAACACAGTCACGCAGCCCACTACGCCCGCGCAGCCGAGTGGCGTCGCCGCGCCCTCAGCGCCCGCTACGCCCGCGCCAGCAGCGGAGCCTAGTGCGCCACCGGTTGAGGCGTCGTCGCCTGCTACAGCGCCTGGAGGTGCGCCCGCGGCGCTCCCTTTCTCGACGTCGCAGGGCTCGGCGCATGGGATGCCAGCGCTGTCGATGACGTCGGAGATTTCGCGGACGTCCTCGCTCTCAGCGACGCCGCAGACCGGGCGCGCGTACAGGCGGTAATCGGCCGCCCGTACGTCGTAGCAGCCGAGACGACCCTTGATGCGGTCGTGCTGTACACGCCCGTCAGAGAGGCTATTGCGCGCGCCGCTGAGGGTGCGTCGGGGGCAGCGTCGGCAGAGGACGCGATTCGCGCCGCCGTCGACGCGTACAAGGGCGACCCTGACCTTGAAGCGCTCATCTATCAGGCGTCGGTCAAGAGCGACCTCGCCGGCCAGATGTTCGTGCGCCTTGTGGAGCTCGACCCGCAGGGCGCGCAACGGCAGCTTGCCGTCGACTTGCGGCCTGCGTTTTTGAAAATGCCATTCTCGGAAGCGGTGGCCTTCTGGCGCGCGCGTGGCGGTGACCCCGACATCCTCGAGTTCGTGCTGCGCGCGTATCGTCGTCGCGCTGCGCTGGCCACCGACGAGCAGCTGGACGTCATCTCGCGCCGCGCTGTCGACGAGCTGCAACGCACGCTCGGAGAAGGCAACACGCTGCGCGACTTCCGACGCGCGATGGCAGACCAGACGATTACGCTCGGCATCGCGCCGCAGGATCCCAGCTACCTTGAGAACGTCTATCGCACCAACGTCGCGAGCGCGTATGGCGCAGGGCGCTGGACGCAGATGAACGACCCCGATGTGCTCGACGCGCGGCCCTATCGGCAGTGGCTCACCGCGCAGGACTCGCGCGTGCGGGCTGAGCATGCGCCGATGAATCGTTTGGTCTGGCGTGCGGATGACGCGACCTTTGCCAACCTTTCGCCGCCTGCCGGATTCCAGTGTCGCTGCGTCATCACCACGCTCTCGCAAGAGGAGCTTGATGACGAAGGCTTGCAAGTCATCACCAGCATCCCATCGGGATTCATGCTGACGCCCGGCTTCGGCGCGGCATCTTTCGTGAGGTCATAATGGCATCAACCGCAACAGCCTTTGACGGCTCTCGCAAGCTCGCGCTGCGCGCCACGCTCGGCGCGTTCGCTGACGTCGCCGCTGCGCCGCAGATGAAGTCGCCGCTGCTCGCCAACGCAACGTGCTCTTGGGTCGAGATGGCCTATGAGAGCGAATGGAACGGACACCCCGCTGGGCCGTTCGCTTTCACGCGCGAGGTCTTTGGCGACATCAAACGCCTCTACGACGCAGGCGAGCAGCCGGTGCCCGTGCTCTGGGGTCACCCGCGCCACGACATGGGCGTGCCCATCGACGCGGCTGGCTGGATTCAGGCGCTCGAGGTACGCGACGGCGCGACGGGCTGCGAGCTTTGGGGTTACGTCGAGTGGACTGACGACGCCTCAAAGCGCATCGCGTCGGGCGCGCAGCGCTTCTGTAGCGTCGTCGTTGACTTCGCGCCGATTGACCGCGCCACTGGCGAGGTCGCGGGCCTTGCGGAGCTATACGAACTCGGCCTGACGCCATCGCCGTTTCTTCCCGGCATGACGCCGATCACACTCTCCCGCGTCGGGACTCCGTCGCGGCGACACACTAGGAGTCTCGCAATGGATCCCACGAAGGTTTTGATGGCAATCGCAACGGCGCTCGGTCTGAAAAAGGACGCGACGCCGGAGAAAATGAAGAAGGCGTTTGACGCTCTCGTGAGCCTCGCCGGTGCGATGGCCGATGAGGCGATGCCCGTGGCGGCGATTACTGAAGAGGTTGTCGACGCCGCGTGCAAGCCGGTGAAGATGGCTGAGCTTTCGCGCATCGCGCGCAGCATCCGCGCGCTGTCGGGCATCGCGCTGCAGGACGATGTCGCGATGATCGAAGATGCCGTCGCCGAGGGCATGCCGTCGACTGAGGACCTCGTCGAAGAGGCCAGCGAGGCCGCTGCAACGATGGTGCTCAGCAAGCTCACGGAGGCGACCGGACTCGATGAGGCTGGCGTGCTTGCGGCCGTCACCGAGAAGCTCGACCAGATCGCGGCGATGCTCGTCGCTGGCCCGGTGTCGGGCATGACGGCCGACGCGAATGCACAGCTCTCGCGCACGGGCGTTGAGCTGAGCGCACACAAGGCGCGTGCGGTCGAACTCGCGAGCACCGTGAGGACGCTGCAGGCGCAGGTCGCCGAGCTGAGCAAGGAGCGCGAGCAGCGCGTCGCCCTCGAGCGCACCGCGCGCATCAACGCATCGTTCTCGCGCCTCATGAGCGAGGGCCGCGTCACCGATGCGCAGCGCGTCGCGTTCGTCGCTGCGTCGGAGCAGAGCGAGCAGCTTGCGCTCGACATCTACTCGGCGCTGCCCGCGACGGCGCAGCCGCCCACTGGCTCGCTCGTCACCGGCCCGAAGGCCCCGACGAACTCGCTGTCGCTGTCGGCGTCGCAAGACCCGATCGCCAAGATTTTCGAGGCTGACGCCAAGGCTGCTGGCCTGCGTGGCGAGGCCGCGAAGAAGCATGTCGCCGTGATGCTGAGCAAGCACGCGGCCCGCAACTCGGGCGCTTGACGCGCGCTGATATCCACGCTCACTCAGGAGATTCATCATGGCCGTACTCACCGCAATGACCGCGCGTCAGACGCGCAACGACTCGCTCGCTTCCTACGCGACCTATACCTGCACGACCGGCACGACCATCTACGAGGGCTCGCTCGTGATGGTGACGCTCGCCACCGGCCTCGCGCTTCCCGGCGCTGACACCGCCTCGTGCGGCTTCGTCGGCATCGCCACCAACACCGTCATCAGCGCTGCCGCTGGCGCGCTCATCAACGTGAAGTTCGGCCACGAGGAACTCCTCGGCGCGAACGCAACTCTCGCGGCGCTCGCTGGCGCTGCGTGCGTGATCTTCGACTCGGACCTCGTGACCACGGCTGCCGCCGCGACCAACGACGTCAAGGTCGGCGAGATTGTGCAGCCCGTCAGCACCACCGCTGCGTGGGTCAAGATCCGCAGCTCGGCGACCGTCTGATAGCGCTATAAGCGCCAACGATTTACAGGAGATTCCAACATGGCTGACTCTTCACACGTCATTAATCAGACTGCCATTGACGCGGCAGCAACCGTGTTCCGCACGATGGCGGACGAGCTGTTCACGTCCAGCGCGGACGAGGCGCTTGTCAACGCGATCTGCGAGACGATTCCCGCGGACGGCGGCACGACCACGTCCATCATCCTCGAGGACTTCCTCGGCAACTGGCTTGAGTTCTCGGGCGCTCGCCAGACCGGCGTGAGCCGCGCGTACCGACTCAACGTCGCGCTGACGTCGTGGGCAGTGCAGCTCAAGGTCCGTCGTCGTGATGCGGAGTACGACCGCACTGGCATCGTCGCGTCGCGCGTCCGCAAGTTCATG